ATTCGTTGCGATACGTAATTTCTCTAATGATTCTTGTGCAATTAAAATTCCACCTTTAGTTTTTTCTTTCGGTGTGAAAGGTAAAACTAAAAGTCTCCAGCCACTAGGTTCAGGCAACTGGTCTTTTTGCTTTTGAATATTTTCTGGATTTAGAGGTTCTCTTTCCTCTGATCTATATTTTTCAGTTAAGGCGCTCCTAATTTTTGGAACTTCCTTTTCCGATGTCGATAACATTTCCTTGTTCATCTTTTTGCTCCTTATTTTTTAGCAGGTTAGAGATTTCCTGAAGCGCGTACTGATATGCACGTGCCTGTCCTAACATATAGTTGTATTTCTCCATATTGTCAACACCTCCATTAAGCATGGTTTCGCCAACACGTTGAAGATTTTCTTGTAATACTTTTTGTAATTTAGCAACGACTACTAATGGATCCACTTATACTAGTCCTTTATAATATTTCTTATACGATGGATTTGATAGATTAACTCCATCATATTTACCTTGAATACTTTTACCAATATATCCACCAGTATTAAGTTTTACTCTTCCACCTTTTGTATACTCTTTCTCCCATCGCTTTGCGATTTCAGGGTGGTTAGCATGCATATATCGTCTTTGTTTTTCTGACTTAAAAGGCATTATTTTTTACCACCCCTAAATATCTGAGTCCCCTTTATCCCAAAAATACTCGCGCAGACAAGGATCCATAAATTTGTAAACCAGCTCGGAAGCGCCTGGAAATGGTCAAAAAACATCTTTATCTTGTCCATTGCCGCAGGATCGTCTGACCACACCCCATATGCGAGCACCAAAATGGGCAGTGTGAGAATCGCTAAAACTACCTCGTCCTTATAATCGTTTTGACGGGCTTCTAAAAGTTTACCCTGGTATGCCGTCTCCCCACGGGCCATTTTCGTAGCCGCCATGTGTTGAGCGTCCGCCATAGCCATTTTTGTCTCTTGACGCTTTTTATAAATGTGCGTTCCAGCGTTTAAAGCGAGCTTTAACGCACCAAATATTGGAAATGCCATATTAGTACCAAGTTACATCTTTTTGTGGTCTAGCCGCTCTTGTTCCTTTAACAGGATTTGTATCTTTTTTATCTCTGTTAACTGGAGCAGGTTTATTGTTTTTGCTTGCATCAGGTGTAGAAATAGTTCTAGATTTCCCTGTTGGTGCATATCCTAGTCCTCTTGTCATTATTGTCCCCTTCCATTTGTTTTAGGCTTCATTCTAGCGAGTGTCAATCTATTTTCATTCGCCATTTCTTGTTTTTCAATTGAAGTATCGGCTCTTAATTCTGCTAATTCTTCATTTTGATCCAATTTATCATCATGAATGTTTTGTGCCATCAAAGCCTTCATTTTATCTAAATTCAACCTTGCTTCTGCTTCTCTTTGTTTTTTCTCATTGTCCATTGCTCTAATATCAAGCTCTCTAGCTCTTAATTTAGCAATTGGGTCATTATCATATTGTGAAGTTATCGCTTTTTCTTCTTTTGCGTATTCTTCCATCATTTCTGCGACCAAAGTTGCTTTTCTAGCTTCAATTTTTTGCTGTAAAGCCATCATTTCGTTCTGAACCTGCTGATTTTGCGGATTTTGTTGCATCATTTGCTGCATTTGCGCTAATTGCTTCATTTCTTCACTAAATTCTAGCTCAATTTGTTCTTGTGCCATCAAAGAAATATGTTCTAGGCAGTTTTTTTCAATAGCGGCAGCTACCATTGGTGCATTTCTAACCATGTTGGTTGCTAAAAAGTTTAAATGCGCTGTAATATGCGCTCTGTGATCTTGTCCAGGAAACGCTTGAAACTTATTTCCAGCCATTGCATCAATGTGTTCTAATGCAGGATCTTTTGGAGTTGGTTGTGGTGGTTTTTTCAAAATTAAGTCAATATCTTTTACTCCTAAAGCTTCGTACATGTTTCTGTAAACTTCATATTGATTATGAAGTTGCGGATTTGATGTAGCCAATTGCAGCTCCGTTTGTGCGAGGGATATTCTTTGAGTTTGAGAGAAAATATTTGGATCTGCAACTGGCAATATATCTACTCTATCATCGAAGTCAGTTTGCTTAATTTGTTTTTGACCGCCAACGACATCGTATGGATATATCGGAGGTAGATATAATTTGAAAACTCTTGCCAATAAATTAAATTCTCTTTTCATTGCCGCGTACAATCTTTTATGAATTGCCGACATTGTTCTGGATCCTCGTTCCAACAAAGCTACTGTCGTGCCCACGGCCGCTTGCTGATTCCCATCTCCTACTTGCATATCGGCAATAGATGCGAATCTTTGCCCTGCTTGTACCACGACTCCCATAAGTTGTAATAGTGTAGCTGACGGTTCTTTAAAAGGTAATGGCATGAAAGCATCTCTTAAATTTCCACCTGGTGCGTCTACGTCTCTAAATTCACCTGGTTGAATAGCTTGTGCTTCATCTCTCATTTTTATGCCACGCATTTTAAAGCCTGCAGGTAGATTAGACAAGGTACCTGCATCTAGCATTGATCTCAATGCTGCTGTTGCTGTTCTAGATAGTCCACCAATCATATGTATTAAACCAAAACCATAAAAACCAAGTCCTGGTAAAAATTTAAAGTGAACAAAATATTGAATTTTCTTTTTTAGTACATCCCCTACTTCATAGTTTCTTCTAATAGATAAAATTTTTCTTGTACCATCTTCAACAGTTACAAGATAAGGAAGTTTTATTCCTGTAGGTTCGCCTGTTTCATCTTTATCTTCAAAGCCATCTAAATCTAAATTAACATGACATTCTAATAATGTATAAATTCTATCGTCTCTTCCCTTAGAAACTCCTTCTAAATCTCTTTCCTTTTTCTCAACATCTGTTTCACTTAAGAAAGATGGATTCAATTCTAAATCTCTATAGAATCCTCCCACCTGTTGTTTTCTTAATTCATTTTCTGACATTTTAACGATATGAATGATCGATTCCGCATCATCTAATGAGGTAGCTGTATACGGAACCACTAAATCATCCGCAGGAACAAATTTTGAAACTGCTCTCTGCATTATTTCATCATAATAGATTTTCTTAAACGCAGAACCAGCAAGTGGTAAGTAAAATAACATTTGATCAAATTCTGCTTCATATTCATCCATTTGATCCATAATTTGATAATTCATAAATTGTTTAACTCTCAACGCCTGAGCTTCTTTATCTGGATTAGGCATTCCTAATATTTGAGTTCTAACTGGACCTTCTGCAGGTAATAATTCTTTGTAAGCTAATGATTGAAATTGAGTTACCGCTTCCGCAAGAACTGGATGTGTTGCACCTGAAGCTCCTCTAAAAGGTTCTGTTGGTTCTTCGTAAGTAAAACCTAAAAGATCTAAACCTTTAATGTAAGAATGCTCCCATTCTTTTCTTGAAGTTTTATAATCTGTAAAATCTTGATAAAGTTTAGAACCTAATGGATCTAAAATATTGTCTGGAAGTAATTCTGCTAAATTGGCAAAGTGCCCAGCATCTTGTCCAGGATTCACAGCATTGGGATCAAAATTTATATCAATGCTACCATCCTCGTTTTCAATTTGTTCAACAGGTTGACCAGCTTCTTGTTGCTCGATAAGTTTTTCCTGTTGATCTACTTCTACTTCTTCTGGACTAGGTACGTTTATTGTTTGCTTTACGTTTGGTAAAGACTTGTCTATTTCTGCCATTTATTTTCTCCGATATGTTCTTAACAGTATTATCATTAATATTCAACCCTTGAGGCATTGGACCTGATTTTGGTGGGATTGTGGTTGTTAGTTTCTTGGTCACGATTTACCTGGTCCATATTCCATATAATCACGCCATCCCTGTCCGCCATTTATATAATCATCTAAAGTAATTACACCTTTATCATCATAACCGCTCTCAAAAAAATTATTTCTCATCCACGCTTGACTAGGCGTGTCTCCTTCTGCAAGACCTACTCTGCCACCTTTAGATTTTAAACCTCTTGATAATCTTTGCATAAAATTTTGAATAATGTTTTTAGCATCAGTATTAGAAACACCTATTTCATTTTGTTTTTTCTGCAACATATCCACCATAATATCTTTATCTATACCACCTCTTATACCCATAACAGCAAGATTCACAGATCTTTCAAAATCTTCCATTTTATTTTTTAAAACAGCTTCTTTAGGCTTAGCTTGTGGAAGTACTATCTTTCCTTCTTGATAGCCTACTCTGCCACCAGCAGCACTGGGTTTTCTAAATGATACATCAAAGTCTTCTAAAGTTTCACCTGGTCTTAAAAAAGAATCTGGTGACTGTTCCATTTCTGTAGATGCATCAGCAACTGTTCCTGCAAAGGTTCTTGCGTTTTCAAGGTTTAAAGATAACTCTAGTAACTGATTAAAATTTGCACCTGGTTCTTCTAAATTTCTTGCCATAATCTACCAATAATATTTATACTTCTTAGGGGGTCTTTTCTCGTCCTTATAATCTTCAGGATGTGGAATTAATCCTCCCTGTCTAAATCTCATAACCGCCTGTGTCATGCTGTCAACTAAGTCATCATTATCACCATAGGGAAACGCTGCACATTCTTCAATTACTTCCTGTGCAAAATTTTTATTTGTGGGCGCCCATATCGTTCCACTTTCAAATAGTGGTGCGACCGAGTTAACACGAGTATGTTTATCATTTCCTTTGCTCGGTGTAAAGTTAACAACGGGTATTCCCATATTTCTTAATTCGTATGTCAACGGCAGTCCTGAAGCTTTGGCCTCTATTAAAACTGTTTCTGGATGCCAGTACTTGTAAGATTCTAGAGCCTTCCTTCTTAATTCTGGAAACTCGTATCTTCCCTTTAAAGAGTCTACTAAAATTAAATTAGCGGGTCGGTCCTCATTCTCACGAAAC